TACGTTGTCCGCTCGGCTGGAACTGACGTGCCGCCGGAAGAAGTACAGGCAGGGATTAATAGCTTGGCTCAGCAGACAACACTTGCACTTAACCAGATAATTGGAACACCGGAGCCGCCTAGCGGCCCCGCGGGCGGTGACTTATCAGGTACGTATCCGAACCCAACAGTGGCGGCGGTCCACGCAACGTCTGGAACCGTGGCGGGAGTTACGGTCAACAGTTCTCCGATAGGGCAGACAACCCCCGCCGCAGGCGCGTTCACAACTTTAACCGCAACTACGCCCGTTGCAGCGACGAGCGGAGGCACAGGGCGTAACGCGTTGACCGCGAACGCTGTGCTGATAGGAGAAGGGTCTAGCCAAGTAAATTTCGCGGCGCCCGGCACGGCGGGAACTTTGCTTGTATCAAACGGCGTGGCGGCGGATCCTACATTTCAGACGGCAGCGTCTCAAAATTTTGCGCTGACCACGAATCCGCTATCGCAGTTCGCCAGTACGACATCCGCCCAGCTGGCGGGGGTCATTTCCGATGAGACAGGAACCGCCGGTAGTTTGGTGTTTTCGGTAAGCCCCGCGCTTACGGGGACACCTACGGTGCCTACTGCTGCTGCGCACACGAACACGACCCAGGCGGCATCGACCGCGTTTGTCGAAACGGAATTCGCGAGCCCTCCAGTTATTGGTAGTGGGACGCCCGCCGCCGGTACCTTTACCACGTTAAGCTCAACCGGCGGCGCGCTTAACGGAACGTTGGGGGCAACGACCCCGAGCACAGTAGCTGCTACCACGATCTCCGCTACCGGAACGATTACCCCATCGCAGACTAACGGTATCGTTGGTACGAACACAAACAACAACGCCAATGCGGGCAGCGTGGGTGAATTTATGGCGCCTTCCGCATCGGGGGTAGCGCTAACTAGCACCGTGGCGGCGAATATAGTTTCAGTGAATTTGACAGCGGGTGATTGGGATGTGCACGGGAATGTGGTGTATACCGCCGCCGGAGGGAGCATCTTTACTTCGCTACAGGCTAGTTTTAGTACGACTAGCGCGACTCCTACAGGTGGCCCTTTTACATCCATCATAAACGGATTAACGTGGGCGGCAAATGCAGTTGTATCACGTGATGTCCCTCCTCAACGTTTCAGCATAAGCGCGACTACCACAGTCTACTTGGTGGGGATTGTTAACTTTACGGTGGGCACTGCATCTGGCGCCGGTTATATCTATGCACGTCGTGTACGTTGACTAGTCTGTATAATTTCGGTATATGATACGCAATCTATGTATGGGGAATATTATGCGAAAAATACGTCTTAGCGCCCTCACCGGGGCATTGTTTCCCGGCGTCCAGGGGCAAACTCCAGTTATTACTCCGATGCTTGGTGCCCTGGCGGATCAAACAGGCTTGATAAACTCGATTCTAGCGATCAACCCGTGGCAAGCCGCTGTCTATAACGCAGCTACAAATACTTCAGGTTTTACAGCGACCCAGGGCCAGATTATGGGCGCGGAATCAACTGTTTTGAATCTTACTGGTACGTTAGGCGCGGGCGCTGCGCTGACGCTGCCAACCGCAGCAGTGATGTTGGCGACGATGACACCGCAACAGGGTGTCGTAGGCTCAACTACTCTTCTTCGCGTTATCAATAGCTCCGGCGGCGCGTTTGCATGGACCGTTACGACCGCCAGTGGTTGGACGCTAAGCGGCACAATGACGGTTGCCCAGAATACGTGGCGGGATTTCATTGTGACGATTACTGGTGTTGGTGCAGGCGCCGCGATGACGTTGCAGGCAATCGGTACCGGAACGCAGAGCTAAGGATTTCAAGTGAAAAAGATTCTTAAAAAACTACTAGGTCTATTCTTCCCAGGGGTTGACGGAGAAACCGAAGATGATCCTTTATCTGACGACTTGCCTCAAGCTGATTCCACTGATGATGATGATCTGGATCTTCCTATTGATGACCTTCCTAACGATCCTCCTGTCCGCTCCGCCCCGCGTCGTGATGATTCTGCGGAGCGTTTGGCTCGCTTGGAAGCTGAGGTTGAGCGTAGGGGGCGCCTTGCCGCGGAAGCGGCTACTCGTCAACCTGCCCCAGTAGACACCGAATACCAACGTGAAGAAGAACGGCTGCGCAGTCCTGAAACGACTGAAATGGAGCGTTGGCAAATTCAAGCAAATCGTACGCTTCGTGATACGCAACGTCAGGCGCAGCAAGCGATGTTTCAGGCGCAGGATATGTCCGATCGTGCGCGCTTTGAATCCAAGATTGCGAATGAACCACGTCGTGCAAAATACTCGGAGAGAGTGGAAGAAGAAGTACAGAAGGCGCGCCAACGAGGGCAACAGGCCTCGCGGGAAGACGTGTACTACTGGATGCTTGGAAAGGATATCGCGGAAGGTAAGTTGAAAGCGAAACCTAAAACCTCGACACCAGCAGTCCCTCGCGGAAAGCCAGCAGGAGTTCGGAGTGACGTGCAAACGCGCGGAAGGACTACGGATCAAGATAAGCGCCGTGCTCGTCTTGAGAACCAGAATATTTAACCACGAGAGGCAAACCATGCGATACCTCAAAAAATTGGGCCTTTTGTGGGCCTCGCTGTTTCCAGGCGTTACCAACCAGTCCACCAGTTTTACGGCGGACGTTGAAGCGTATATCCAGGAAGAAGTCGAACCGCTCGCGCGCCGCCAGTTAGTCGCGTATCAATTTGGTAAGCCTTTGAAGCTGGATACGAACCGCGGTACGACGTATACGGCTTCACGTTACCAGCGCTTGCCGTTGCCTTTTGCTCCACTACAGGAAGGCGTGGCACCTCCCGGTGAGGCCATGACGTTGCAGCAGGTTTCGGCCACTGCGCAACAGTGGGGAGATCGCGTCATTATCACTGACGTAGCTAATTTAACTATCAAGCACCCGCTGTTTCAGCAAGCGTGCGAACTAGTTGCGCTTCAACTTCCCGAAACACTTGAACGCAATACGTTTAATACGCTTCTTGCTACCACGCAGGTGAACTACGCGAACGGTAAGGCTTCCCGCGCGAATTTGCTCGCCACCGATGTGATGACTCCGCATGAGACGAACCGTATGGTGGGTTCGTTCCTTACGTACGGGGTGCCCCGCTTCATGGGGGATGAACGCGAAGATATGATGATTGAGGCAGGGACGTATCGCGATCCGTCTAAATCTCCGGCTGTCATGCAGCACTATATTGCACTTATCCATCCACTGTCAGCGCAGGATATGCGTGAAAACACGACGGTTGTTAATGCATGGTCGTATAGTGACGTGAATCGTCTTTATAACAACGAGTTAGGTCCGTTTGCAGGTGCTCGCTTTGTCGAATCGAACATGATGCCCTATTGGACGGGGGCGGCAGCTATTCAAGGGACAGCATCAGCATCGGGCGGTACTTTAGCAACTAATGCGGGCTATCAGATCATTGTGACGGCTTCGCCTGCGCAAACGTCTGTTGAGCAAATCATCTATCAAGTTTCGAACGCGATCAGCGTAACTGGTCCTACAGGCTCGATTTCGGTTGTTATCCCGAACGTTCCGAACTATGTGTTCAACGTATATATTGGAACATCCGCCACACCATCGAATCTCGCTACCGCGATTGGTAATGGCGTTCCGGTAACCGGCCCACTTGCAGGGCAGGCAACGCAGCTTCTACCTAATCAAACCGTTACTCTTACCGGTATAGGGGTTGCTCAAACGCCACCGGCAGCGCCCGCCACCGGTGTGAGTGTATTCCCCACCATTTTCATTGGTAACCACTCGTACGGTCAGGTCTTACTTGAAAACCCTGAGTTCCACTACTTAACGGGCGCGGATAAATCAGATCCGTTGAATCAAACGCGAGTCGTGTCCTGGAAAGTATTTTATGGAAGTATCATACTTAACCAAGCGTTTTTGGCCCGCGTGGAAGCTGGTTCTGCCTTCACTCCGGGCTACACTGCAGGTACTGTAACTACACCGTAATAGGATCTTAGATGCCACCACGCACTCCTAACGCCCCCTCGCAAGAGGGGGTTTTTGAAGACGATAAGTCAGAAGTGACAGTTGCCGAGGAAACTTCGGAGCAGTTAAAAGAGAGAATTAAGGCGCTTGAAGCGCAATTGGAGAAATCAACCGCGGGCAGGCTTATCGCGGAAGAAGAATCTGCTCGGCTGTCTGCGCAAGCTCAATCTTCGCTTTTTACAACCAATGTTACTGAACGTTTTTCACGTCGCACGGATGACGGGAAGGACCTGTGGTGGTATCGAATCGACTTGGCCCCGTGCGGGGGGATCGATATTCGTTTGAATGGGCAGCAATATGTGCACGGTACGACATATGAATTCACGACAGATGTTTTGCGTAGCGTTAAAGAGATCGTAGCTCGCACTTGGGGCCACGAGAACAACATCAGTGGCGCTAATGAAAATTCATATAAAGTAGCTCAAGACCGCGTACTGCGCGGTGGCGACCGTCGTAGGTAAGAGGGAAATATGAGTGAAAAAACCGCAGTTCTAGGTAATTTTCAAATAAACCTCCCGGCGCCGAATGGCGCGTCAGTATCGATCAGCGGGTACGTTTATGAAGATGAGTCATTAGAGTCTTTGAACGAACGTATGGATACGTGTCGAGAAGCTTTGTCGCGGCAGCAAGCGATTCTTGAAGTGCCTGTACTTCAGAAGGAAGTTGAAGCGTTAGAGCGAATGCTGGACGAGCACCGTAAGGCATACGCGGACCTTCTTGAACGCTTCAAGGTAAAAGATAAGCTTACTAGTCAGGAGCAGGCGCAATTGACGAATCTTCCCGTCCAATTGAAGCAAATTGAAGCTAAGCTAAAAGAGGGTCAAGGTAAGATAGCATCTGTTAAAAAGGCAGCATAATGGCCTACCTCCAGGCCCAACAGATAGTAACCTTAGCGTGCCAAATCGCTAAGTGCCCAGGCTTTGTGCAGATGGGGGGTCAGTTTCTGAATATGGCCCTGGAGGATCTCTGGCTGCATCGTGATTTGAAAATAAATAGGGTCACGGAGCAGATTCTGGTGCAAGCTAACAATTACGGTCCGTTCACGCTTCCTTTGAATTATCTACGTACG